ATATGGGAGTGTCCCTAAGGATAAGTATGGCCTCACCGTGAGAAACGGGTGGAACTTTAAGGCCCTGGAAGAAGTTAAGGATGAGCAAATAACTCAACTCTCACTATGGTGGTGGGAGCGGATTTCTGAGTTAGTTGAAGGTCCGGGCCCCAGCCTCTACCTGGGTACTCCCGATCAGTGGACCGGCCACACCATCGTTCGTACTTTCGATCGTAAGCCTTCTCCTAAGTGGCCTAAGGGCCGCACCGTTATCACGGTAGGCGACGAAGTCCTTTACGATTCCCCTAAGAGGGTGGGTGCCAGGACGTACGATAAGCGCTGGCCGGATCGCTGGCATCCCTATATTAGATTCCGCTGGGAGCCCCAGATAGGTAGTATCCACGGCCGTAGTCTGATTTCGAAACTCCTGCCTAAGTTGAAGAGGGTTAACGCCATTGACACCACTATGATTATGTGGCGGCGCACGGTTCCGATTTCTAAGTGGATCGCCCCGAAGGGCACCCATCCTATTGAGGGTCAGTGGACAGGGGAACCGGGGACAGTGATAACTTATGATCCAAGGCGTACGGCCGGAATGGCCCCTACTCCGGTTAACCCTCCCCCGTACCCCAGTGGTATCTTGGAGGAGAGACAGCAGCAGCTGCAAGAGATGGAGTCCATTGCTGGGACCGAGCAGATCCTTAGGGGGGAGCGCCCCACGGGAGTGAACTCGGCAGCCATGATCGACATCCTAAGGAAGCAGGCCCTGGCTTCCCGCTCTGCCATTCTACAGGCGTGGGATGAGTCGTTGCAGGAGGAAGGCTCGCTGATCCTCCAGACCGTGATCAAGCATGTCAAGGAAGACGATCGATACGCTGAGCGTATCAAGATCCTTGCCAGGGAGAAGCACAGCACGATAGCGGTGTTGATTTTCTCTGGTGCCGATCTTAGTGATAATGTGGCAGTGCGGGTGGATACCGCCAGCATGGCGTTGGTGTCGCAGGAAGCCCGACAGGCCAGGATGGTCGAGATTCTTCAGTACCTGCCTAACATTCAGGCGATTGAGGATCAAGGTCTTAGACAGGCTATGTATGACGAACTAGGCCTAAAGAAGGCCCTTATGCCGAACGGGCCCGACATTAACCGTGCTCGCAAGATGATCAGTTTGATCAAGAACGACAGAAAGGATCAGATCTTCATGTTGCAGCAGGACGATCCCTACATTTTCAGTGCCATTTTGACCAATGAGATAAAGACCGACGGATTTATCGAATTGCCTGAAGAGCAGCAGAAGACGCTCCTACAGATGCTTGATCTTTATACTCGCCAGATTGCTCTTCTTGAGGAAGAAAAGAGAAGGCAGGAGATGGCTCAGATGAGGGTAATGGCGTCAATGGGCGGCGGTCCTCCTGGAGGCGGAGGTGGCGGGCCGTAGGTATAGAGGGAGGATGAGATGTGCGACAAGATCTGATAATTGTGTTTCTCACAGCTGATTCTAAGAGGGCTGCCATCGCTTATCGTAGGATGACAGAGAATGAACAGAATAGATGCTTCTGGGTCCAGAATGTAGCTGAGACCTTGGACATGCTTGAGAACTATCGTGAACGTCTTGAGACGGTTCACCTGGAGCACGATCTCTCAGAGGAGGGTTTCATGCACCCTTCCAGTGAAGAAAGTGGCACAGAGATCGTTCGTTGGCTTGAGAAGAAAGACCCGGCTGATTATGAGCAGGTTGCTTTCATAGTCAACACTTGGAACGGCAGTGCTGGCAAGAAGATGACAGACAGGCTCCGGGAAGCAGGGTACAACGTACACTACACACCGTTTGGTACAGAGGTGACATACTAATGGGTAATGGTAATATGAATATTTTGCAACCTAATCAAATGGGGTTTGAGTCGCTTAACACCGGCCTTGAGTCCTTGACAGGGAACTATGGTCTCGGGATGGCTGAGTTGCAGAAGGCTAATCAGAAGTCTGAGGAAGAAAGATCAGGATATGTCACCGAGGGCTTGGAGAAGTTGAGGCGCCATAAAGCGCGTGAGTTTGGACTAACTAAAGAAACCGTAGGGTTTTAAGAAAAGGAGAATATCATGTACGCTGCGTTGAAAGGCCCCACGTTGAAAGGCCCCACCAAGTCAAGCGGTAGCATCAATGCCGCCACGCGGACTCCTGCTGCTAGCGGCATCGCCGCCGACCGTGTTGCCGAGCGGACTCCTGCTGCCTCGCGGCCTCCGGCTGCCAAGCGCCCGCGCCGCCGCGGCATCCCGCGTCCGCAAGTTCTCAGGCGCAGAGCCAAAAGAGCCGAAAAACGAGCCGAAAAACTCAGGCGCAGAGCCGAAAAGAAAGGGAGACTGGGTGAATAAAAACAGGATATGTCACCGAGGGCTTGGAGAAGTTGAGGCGCCATAAGGCGCGTGAGTTTGGACTAACTAAAGAAACCGTAGGGTTTTAAGAAAAGGAGAATATTATGTACGGTGCGTTGATAGGACTAGCCATGTCACAAGGTGGCGGGGGTGCTGCTGCCGGTGGTGGTGGCGGAGGTTTCCTGAGTAAGATCGCTGGCAGTATGGGAGGTATGGGTGGCGGCGGTGGAGGCGGCGATAAGGAGAAGGAAAAGAAAAAGAAAGACTACTTCGCCGCGATCCCGAGGTAAGTCATGGGCGAATGGAAAATTAGAACAGCTAAGAATAAGAAGTCCGGTGGAGACAAGTTGGCAGGGCTGGCCGATAAGGCGTACAAGGCTGGCTTCAAATTGGGCGCATATCCCCGGGCCGTTATCGGCGCAACAAAGGCGTTTACAGGCGGCGTGATGGGTCTTGAACGGGCGGGGCCGAATGACGTGATGGGTAAGAATAAGAAGTCTCCTGCCGCACCGAAGAAGAAGGGTACCCACACCCCGCAGATACAAATCCAGCCTAAGAAAAAGAAGAAGACTAACGCGGATTACTATAAAAGTATCCCGAGGTAGATAAAGGTAGACTCCAATGGCAGACGACGGCAAGCTCCAAAAAAAGGCTAAAGCTCAGGCTAATTTAGGCGGCACTCCCAGCAGACGACGCACTGCCCCTAAATTGATCATTGGTGATGTTGAGGATGTGAACCCGGGACAGACGGGTGTTAAAGAGCAGATCATTCAATTGGGTAAGGTTGGCAAGCGCGGCGGCAAGGAAGGTGCCACGATTGGCAGCAGGCCCCTGGCTAAAAGTTCCACGGGCCCTGGTGTCACAGCCGGTATGGGCTCCCGAAGGCAGCGTTAATTAGTTAGCCTGCGCCCTTCCTCCCGGGGCGCGGCGGGCCCGGAGGCGTCCTCCCCCGTTTCCGGGCCCTTTGTTCAACCGTTTAAAGGCTGACGAATTTTAGTTTTAAACGGCATTATTATCATGGAAAGGGTGCGGTTTAAGTACCTATATGGTTACCTTTCACCCTGGGTAGTAAATCTTAAATTTAAACAATTCGCTCGGCTTACTCCCTACGAGCGTTAAAATTAAGGAGGCGTCATAATGACATCTGCGAATGAAGAAGGGGCCGTCCAGGCAGCGCTACAAGAGGCGCTCAGGGGCGACACTCCAGTGGACCCGCAAACCACAGATGAGCTTAGTTCGGAAGTCAAGGCCGCTGAAGAGCCCTCTTCTGAAGCGAAAGCCGAAGATACCCCGGAAGTAAAGGAGCCGAAGGACGGTGCCAAATCCGTTCCTTATGATCGGTTCTCTGAGGTAGTGAAGCAAAAGAACGACGCTGTCGAGAAGATTAAGTCTCTCGAAGGCCAGTTCGATGGTGCTTCAAAACGCGAAAAATCACTGCAAGATAGGATTGATGGTCTGGAAACGGAACATCAAATTGTCAAAGCCATAAGGGAACTCGCTCAGGACGAGCGTTATCGTCCTCATGTTGTGGCCCTTGATAAAGCCCTGCAAGGAGTAGATGACGAGGTTGAAGCCGCTAAAGAGAGCGGTTCTGTAGACCTTACGGACATCGACAAGGCCAAAGCTGAGTACGATGAGAAGCTTGCTGGCCTTGCGGATCAACTTGCTACGCAGAGAGCAGAAGTGCTTTGGGATCAAACCAACGCAGCTGCTAAGGTTATGATTGACGCGCTCCCCGAAGAGTACTCCAAAGTAGACAGGACTCGATTGCAGAAGTCCTGGATAGCTGAAGTTGACTGGAACGATATTGAAGAATTTGGAAGGGAAGCAATTCCTGAAAACCTCGAAGTATCGTTCGCCAAACTGATCAAGGAATACGGGACTCCACAGGGTATTATTGCTAAAAACGCACAACGGGAAATCACTAAGGATAACCCTGAAGCACTTAAACCGCCCTCCCCGGAGGTAGCGGTAAAGACAATCTTGGAGAAGGATTGGTCTGGAACGAATGAGAGCGGAGAGCCCCTTCATAGTGAAGATGAGTTCTCTGCGGCATTTGCCGATCTCATGAGGAAGACCCGTCAGAGCCGAGAATAGCTTCTAACCTTATTGCTTGATTTTCTCGGTTAATGGAGTTAATCCCTAATGGAAACTTTTGCAACTCTAGGCGATATGCTCCTGCGTCGATACGTGGTAGACTTCATCGGGCAGATGCAACAATTGTCCGCTCCAGTCTACTCTCGACTCAAGGAGAATCCCAAGTTCACCCCATCGGGTGAAGGCGCTTATTTCGCTGTTCGCATTGCCGGTAATGAAGCTGGTGGTGGCTGGCGAGCGAAGGATGACAACACCCTTCCGTCCGCTGGCAACGAGCAGATCAAGACAGCTAAGGTTGAACCTAAGAAATATTACCACACGGTAGTGTTTTCAGGTCTGGCCGAAGCTGTGTCCAAGCGCGGAGGCGAAGACGCCTTTGCTGCGGGCATTACTGATGCCATCAGTTACGCTGTGAAGCGTGCTGGTGCCAACTTTGAAACCAACTTCCTCCGAAGCGATGGCACTGGCCGTCTCACCAACCTTAGCGCAGCCTCCGCGGCTAGCACTACGGTTTCGGTTGATGACTGTCGGACGCTCCGTGCGGGGCAGGTTGTTGTCATGTTGAACAACGCTACAGGTCTCCGTCAGGCTGGCCCTGTGACTATTACGAGCACGAACGTGTCTTCGGGCACGATCACGGTTAATGCTCCGGTCACGGCAGCAGAAGACGACGGTCTGTACATCTCCGGTGAGCAGGATGAGGCTTCGGCCCCGTCTGAAATCACCGCGTTGGGCCTTCCCGCACTGGTGAACAACACTGGTACCATTTATAATCTTAGCCGGACGACCTACCCGATCCTCCAGTCTAAGGTTATTGCGGCGGGCACTACCTCTCTTGACGAGAGTATGCTCCGTCGGCTGCGCAAGCAGCTGATGATTGAGACCGCCGTTGAGAGCCTCGACGGATTTGCGCTCATCTCGAATCACGATCAGTACGATCGCTATACCGAGATCGCGCTCCCGTTCCGGCGCTTCAACGACATGCGTCTTGAGCTTGGTGCTCAGCAGGACCTGACTACGTTTGAGGGCCGACCGTGGCTCGTTACGTGGGCAGCGATTCCTGATCAGCTGTTCTTCCTGAACCTTGGCGCCATCGAGCGCGGCGTTGTTCGACCCCTGTCGATCGACGAGCGCGTGAATATGGCGTGGGTGCCGGGCCAGGATGCGTTCACCGTTCTCATGAAGTCTTACTGTGAGAACGTGGGTCGTTACCTGAACCAGTCCGCGAAGATCACGGGCTTGACTACCCCGACTTACTAAGTCGTCGTAGTAGCACAATTTGAAATAACCCGGCCGGGGAAGTAAGCCCGGTCGGGTATTTCTAAACTTAGGAGATAAAATGAGAATTGTTAGCCAAGACCTCCTTCCCATTCGTGAGGGCACTATTGTTGCCACCGTGATTGTGTTGGAGTCTGCTACTGATACCGGCCTTTGGTCACGCGCGTCCCGCGCTGACGGGGCCATTGTACAGGTTCATCGGCCCGGAGATCCTACAGTTACCGT